AAAGTTTGTAACAAAATCAAAGGTGATACAATCACCGAAAAAGAATTGCTTAATGCAGGAGCCAACATCGAAGCATTGATTGCTGGCAACCACATTAAGGCAACTGGGGGAACAACCAAACCAGCAATCCAAGAAGGAGCCGACAAATAATGGCAAGAATCGTTTTAACCAATGCAAAGGTTACGATAAATTCAGTAAATTTATCAGATCATATTGCAAGCGTTACCCTAAGTACTAGTGCTGATGTAGTTGAAACAACAGGGTTTTCATCAACCGCAGCCAGAACTCGCGTTGCTGGTTTGCAAGATAATTCTGTAACTCTTGAATTTCATCAAGATTTCGCAACATCAAATGTTGAACAAACAATTTATCCACTGTTAGGAACTGCAACTACTGTTGTTGTTACACCAGTTGATACAACAGTTGGCGCAACAAACCCTTCCTATACATTTTCTGCCCTAGTTTCAGAGTGGCAACCACTTTCAGGCGCAGTTGGTGAATTGGCTACTGCAAGTGTTACTTGGCCAATTTCAGGAGCAATCACTAAGGCGGTTGCATAATGGCAAGAATCGTATTAACCAACGCTTCAATTACTTTCGCAAGCACTGATATTTCAAGTTATGTAAGTTCAGTAACTTTAAGTACATCACTAGATGTTGTAGATACAACTTCATTTGGAAACACTGCTCGCACCCGCGTAGCAGGATTAGCCGATAATCAAGTAACAATAGAATTTTTCCAGGATTTTGCATCTGGTGCTTTAGAATCTATAATTTACCCAACAATCGGAACATCTGCTGCAATGGTTGTAAAACCAGTAGCAGGAAGTACAACTGCAACAAATCCATCATATTCATTCAATGCTTTAGTTTCAGAATGGCAACCATTATCAGGTGCTGTTGGAGAATTAAGCACTGCAAGCGTTACCTGGCCAGTGTCAGGTACAATAACAAAAGCAACATCATAATCAACTAAGGGGGAAATAAAATGGATGGACTATCACTAAAAATCAAAACTAACGATGGTGTAGATGCAACTTATGTGTTGCGCCCTCGCACCATCGTTGCTTTTGAGCAGAAGTTTGGCAAAGGATTGGCAAAATTGTTTTCAGAGGATCAAAAGATGGAACACATCTACTACCTCGCTTGGCAATCTTTAAAAGATAATGGCCGAGTTGTAAAACCTTTTGGCCCAGAATTTTTAGATTCGTTAATTTCCGTCGAAATGATCAGCGACCCAAATTTAGAATCCACCGAGATAGCCTAACCTTTGCAATTGCAACGGCCTCGGTGGAGTTGGGCATCTCTCCTATTGATTTGATAGATGCCCCTGATGGTGTCTTAGAAGCAATGTTCGCCTATCTAAAGGAAAGAGCAAAGGCAAATAAATATGGCTGATGAGGTTATCGTTTTAACAGGTATCAAGGAAACGCAAGATGCCTTAAAACAATTTGATAAAGCAGCGGCTAGAAAATTTAACAAAGTAATTAATGACGCATTAACTAGCGCTGAAAGATCAGCAGATAATTTAGTCGTTCAATTTACTAATCCTGTTTATGGAACTCCGATGCGCGGCTGGCGTAAAACTTCAGCCGCTAATCCAAGAACTCGCGGTGGCGCAGGCTGGCCAGCGTGGGATGTTAGTGAAATTCAAACAGGCATTGTAAAAAGCAGAGCGCAAGGTAAAGTTCGTGGTGATTACACCACTAGCGCTGGTGCGTTAATTAATAAGAGCGCTGCTGGTGCAATATTTGAAGTTGCAGGCAGGCGTGGCAACGCATCAAGAAATCAATTTATTAGATATTTAAGCAATTCATTCGGCAAAGCCTCCCGCCTTATTTGGGCAGTTGTTGATAAAGATAAAGATGAAATTCAAAGGCGAGTTGCAGCAGCCTTAGAGGATGCTAAAAAAACATTACAAACTAATTTGAATGGTAGGAGTTGAGATGGCCGTTGGCGCAGTAATTGCAAGGATCATCACTCAATACTCTGCTAAAGGTTCAAAGGCTGCTCAAAAAGATATAGCCAAACTTGGTAAAGATTTTGATAAATTTGCTAAAAGATCAGCGTTAGCATTTGCCGCAGCAGGTGCTGCCGTTGGTGCGTTCACTGTTAAAGTAGGAACTGATGCAGTTCGTGCTGCTATGGAGGATCAAAAGAGCCAAGCATTACTTGCTAATTCTTTACGCAATACTGTTGGCGCTACCGATGCTGCTATCGCTAGCACTGAGGATTACATAACTTTATTACAAAAAGAAGTTAATGTTACTGATGATGAGTTAAGGCCCGCATTAGCCCGCCTAACCGCAGCCACAGGTTCAATTGCAGGTGGTCAAGAATTACTTGGAACCGCACTTAATGTTAGCGCTCAATCAGGTGCTGATTTGGCAACTAGCGTTGGTGCAATAATAAAAGCAAGCGCAGGACAATTTAAGGCTCTTAAAAATTTAGTTCCAGGTTTAAGCCTTGCCACAATTAAATCTAAAAACTATGGAAAAGCATTAGCCGAGGTAAATAAAGAAACAGCAGGAGCAGCCGCTAAACGCGCTCAAACTTTAGAGTATAGATTAAAAGGTTTAAATATCGCCTATGGTGAAGTTCTTGAAACCCTTGGTTATGCCCTTTTACCAGTTATTGAAAAATTTGCCGATGTAATTACTACAAAAGTTTTGCCTCAATTAGAGGCTTGGATTAACGCCAACAAAGATAAATTAGCAACCAGTTTAGATACAATTTTAACTAAACTTCCTGCATTAATAATTCAAGTTTTTGATTTATTTGATTATATTCAACGCAACATTGGAACTATTAAAGTTTTTGGTTCTGTATTATTAACTGCTTTTGCAAGCGCTAAGGTGTTTGCGGGAATAATTGCCTTAACAGGTGCAGTAAGAGTTTTAGCAACAGCGTTTGGCCTTCAAGCAGCAGCCGCAACCGCAGCAGGTATTGCTACTGGTTTGGCAACCGCTGGTGCCTCTGTTGTTGCTGCAACTGCTGCATTAGTTGCCTACAAACAATTATTTAAAACTAATGATGTTATTGATGAGCAAAAGAAAAAATTAGATAAATTATCTACTGGCTGGGGAAATGTTTATGGCCCTCCTATTGTTAAATCAAGCGCCGCAATAGTTTCTAATAGCGGTAAAATACTTGGCAATACAATAAAACTAACTGATGCGCAAAGAAAGCAAGCGGCAACTCAAGAAGCCTTAAATAAATTAAAGGCAATGGGTGTTACACCTACATCTGAAACTGACCCAATTCAACTTGAGGCAGTTAGATTAAACCTTCTTAAAGAACAAAATCTTGCTCAAAAAGCAATGTACAATCAATTACTTGCTAATTATGAGGCAACTAATCGTATGAATATTGCAGCGCAAAGATACGCCGATATTTTGATGGTTATTGCTGATGAGAAAATTTCAACTGAGGAAGTAAACCTTCTTGCTGGTAAATGGAATTTAACCAACATTGAAGTTCTTAAATACATCGCCTCAGTTACTGGCAATGTTGAACTTGGTAAGGGTTGGGATGCGGCAGGTTATGCAGCAGGTGAGAGTTGGAAATTAGCACTTAAAGAACTAAATGCTTATCTTGCAGCAGTTGGCAAGAGTGCCTTTGTTGCTCCTGTAAATGTGCCAACCGCTGCCACTGCTGATCCTTTTGCAGCAGATAAGGCTAGATTGGCTGCTTCAAAACAAACCATTGAGGATTTATTAGCAAAGGTGCAAGCAACAAAGAAAATTCCTGATACTCCCTTAACTAGTAGCACTGGTACTCCGTTTGGGCAATCAATGACTAAACTACCTGATTATCTAGCCTATCGAAGTGGCGAGCGTGCTTCAGTAAATGTAACTGTAAATAATGCTGGTAACGCAATCGTGCAGAGTGATTTGCAAGAATCAATCAGAAATGGTTTGTTAGCAGGTCAAACTTCTGGCAGGGCAATCAACGCTAGAGTTACGGATTTGTAATGCCAGGCACACCTGTTCTTGGCGTAACTATTGACTTTGCGAATGGCCCAGCCTTCGGTAACCCGCTTCTGCTCGATGATCCAACTACCCCGCTTGGCACTGGTATTTTAGCCGATGCGCCTGGCGATGTAGTTGATGTTTCAGATATTGCCTTGCAAGTAAATATTCGCCGAGGCAGAAACCGCATTCTTAATAAATTTGAGGCTGGTTCTGCAACAGTAGTTTTAGCCGATAACAACGGCAACTTTTCGCCCGCTAACACATCCTCTCCCTATTATGGCAAATTACTACCACTGCGCAAGATTCGTGTGTTTGCAGATTATGATGATGGTGGTGGAACTGATCGTTACTATCTTTACTCTGGTTATATTACGGCCTACAACAGCACCTATGGTTTAGGTATAGATGAAACCTCTAAGATTACCTTGCAATGTGTTGATGGTTTTAGATTGCTAAATAGTATTGGCATTAGCACTGTCGCTGGTGCTGGCTCACCTCAATTAAGTGGCGATAGAATTAATACATTGCTTGATGTTGTAGATTGGCCTACTTCTCAGCGCAATATAGATGATGGAAATAGCACCCTTCAGGCCGATCCTGGCACCGATAATAGAGATTTGCTTACAGCGGTTCAACTGGTCGAAAGTTCAGAATTCGGTGGATTTTTTATTGATGCCGAAGGCAACGCAACCTTTTTATCTAGGGATACAATTAGTAAAAAAGCAGATGAAACTCCAACAGTATTTGCCGATGATGGTTCTGCGATTACTTATCAACAAATTGAGTTTGCCAACGATGATACTTTGCTAGTAAATGATGTAACAGTTACTCGCCTAAATTCAGTTGTTCCCCAAAATGTTTTTGATCAACCTTCAATTGATACCTATTTCCTCCACTCAGGAAAGCGTGATGGAATCCTAGTTCAAACCGATGCTGAGGCTTTAGATCAGGCTCAAACCTTATTAGTAGCCCGAAAAGATACAACTGATCGTATAGATTCAATGACTATAAATCTCCTAGATTCCTCAGCGCCTACCAAAATTGTGGCTGGGTTAAGACTTGAAATCTTTGATTTGGTAAATGTAACTAAAACTGTTCCAGGTGGATCAACTATTACCAAGGAACTATTTGTGCAAGGCGTTCAGCACGATATAACTAACAGTATGTTCACTACAAAAATACTAACCGCAGAACCTCTAATTCAGGCGTTTATCCTTGATAGCACCACCGATCAAGGCCGCTTGGGTTCTGGTATCTTAAGTTACTGACTAAGGAGCAATAATGTCGAAGCAAACCTTCACCACTGGGCAGGTATTGACCGCAGCCCAAATGACTAGCCTACAACAGACAGCAATGCTAGGCGGTGCAGCAAATGCAAAAGTTGCATCTTATGTATTAGTTGCCACTGATGCTGGCGATGCAATAACAATGAGCAATGCTAGCCCAACTACAATTACTGTTAATACAGGATTGTTTGCAGCAGGCGATATTGTAACAATTATTAATCTTGGAGCAGGTGCCACTACAATAACCGCAGGAACTGCAACAGTTGATACATCTGGTTCTTTAGTTTTAGCGACTAATCAAGGTGGAGTTTTAAGATTTACTAGCGCTAGCGCTGCTATCTTTTTCCAATTTGCAACACCAGCCTCTGGTGATATTGAAGGCGTAACCGCTGGAACTGGTTTATCAGGTGGCGGAACTTCAGGAACTGTTACCTTAAATATTGCAACTAGCCAATCAGATTTGATTATTAAAGGTTTTGAGGAGGATGTAAATGTTGTTGCCTCAGCCGCTACTGGAACCATTAACTTTGATGTATCTACCGCTTCTGTTTGGTACTACACCTCAAATGCCTCTGCTAACCATACATTGAATTTCCGTTATTCAAGTGGAGCAACTCTTAGTTCAGTTTTAGCAGTAGGTGATGCAATCACTTTAGTTTGGCTTAATACAAATGGAGCAACTGCTTACTATCCAAATGTTATTCAAATCGATGGTTCAACAGTAACTCCTAAAGTTCCTGCTGCTATCGCTGCTGGTAATGCTTCAGCAATTGATGCTTATTCTTTTACAATTATCAAAACTGCTGCAACTCCTACTTATACAGTATTAGAAACCCAAACTAAATTCGCCTAAAGGGGATTAAATAATGCCATTAATTACAACGCTGGCTAATGCCTCTGCTAGAGGCTATGGTGGACTACTCGCTGGTGCCGCACCTGGATTTGATAGCGAGTTTGAATCTATTGCTACTGTTTCAGTAGGTTCAGGTGGTAGTTCAACTATAACTTTTAGTTCTATTCCATCAACTTTTACTCATTTACAATTAAGATATATTGCGAGAAGCGCACAAGTTGGAAATGCTAGTTCATTAATTCTTAGATTTAATAGTGATACTGGTTCTAATTATTGGGCTTATCACGAGATATTTGCAGATGGTTCAACTGTTAATGCTTACAATGATTCAACTGCAACACTAACCCAAATAGACCAAATACCCGCCGCTAATAAAACTGCAAGCGTTTTTGGTGCAGGTGTTATAGATTTATTGGAATACACATCAACTTCTAAACAAAAAACAATAAGATTTTTAGATGGTTGGGATGCCAATGGAAGTGGTAGCGTAGTTTTTGGTTCCTCATTATACAAACCATCTACTATTGCCGCAATTAGTACAATTACAATTACTGACGCATACGCACAAAATTTTGTTCAATACTCACACTTCGCCCTCTACGGAATTAAAGGAGCATAGACAATGGCCGCAGGAATGACATATTTTCCAATAGCGACACAAACATTAGTAAGCACCGCTGCAACTGTAACTTTTAGTTCTATTCCAGCAACTTATACTGATTTAATTTTGATAATAAATGGCAAATATGCAGCCTCAGATGATTCATCTCCAAGTATTCAATTTAATGGCGATACAAGTACAAATTATTCTGTTACTGCATTAAATGGTGATGGAACTAATACGAGTTCATTTAGAGAAGCAAGTCAAACACAAGTTCCCGTTGGAAGTATGTCGGGTGAACAATCAACAACAATTGTGAACATAATGAATTACACAAATACTACAACATACAAAACTGTTATTAGTAGAGGAAACGCCAGCACTAGGGTTCGTACTTATGTTGGTTTATGGCGTAAAACTCCTGAAGCAATTAACCAAATAGATATTTTAAGAGCCACAACTAATAATTTTGCAATTGGCTCAACCTTCACACTCTACGGAATTTCGGCTGCTTAGGAAGGCATAATGGCATATTCATTTGAATTAATAGAGGCTAAGACTTTAGGTAGTAATACCGCAAATGTTAATTTTACTTCAATACCGCAAACTTATACAGATTTATATTTGCTAATATCTGCTAGAAGTACACGAGGCACATATTCGGATAGTAGTTGTTATGTAAAAGTTAATTCAAGTTCAACTTCTTATACTAGTAAACTTTTTGAAGGAAGTGGAAGTGCTGTCGGGTCATTTAATGGAAATACAACTAGGTTACACGATTGCATAATTCCAGCAGATGGCGCAGCAACTGCTAATACTTTTTCAAATATTCGTGTGTATTTGCCAAATTATGCTGGTTCAAACTATAAATCATCAACAGCAGATTCTATAATGGAAACAAGTGCCGCTACTGCCTACGCTCAATTGTGGGCAGGATTATGGTCAAATACTGCGGCAATTACTGAAATCAACTTAAGTGATCCTTTAGGCAATTTCAAAACAGGTTCAACATTTTATTTATACGGAATCAAAAACTCATAACAACTAAGGAGAAAAATGCCAAGCCCAACTAAAATAATTGTGGATTGTTCCACAGGAGTAACTACTGAGGTAGAACTTACCGATGCAGAGGTTGCCCAAAGAGAAGCAGATGCAGCAGCATACGCTACTCAGAAAGCAGAGCAAGAGGCAGCAGCAACCGCCAAGGCTGCCGCCAAGGCATCTGCTGAGGCTAAGTTAGCCGCCCTTGGTTTAACTGTTGAGGAAATTGCTGCTCTTTAATGCTTTACGATTTCCCAGATATAACAAAAAGCATTGATGATGCCGTCGATGCTATTGAGGATTCGGGGCTTATTTAAGGAGAGTAATGCCAATCAGTTCAAGCCAAACAACAGTTACTACTGCCGCAACTTTATTAGTAGCAGGTGATGGTGCTGCTGAGGGAGTTCACTTTCATTCATCATCAGGCACAATTTATTTAGGTGATAGCAATGTAACTTCATCAACTGGATACAGAATGGATAATGGTGATAAATTAACAATTCATAATCACGAATCTCCTATTTATGGCATTACTTCAACAGGTACCGCATTAATGAGTGTGTTGGTAATTACCAAATGACCGCTAATGAATGGGCTTCAATCGCTGTTGCGGTTGGAACCTTAACTGGATTTTTAGTTGCAGGTGTAAGATTTTTAGTTAAGAG